TACAGGTATTAAGACAGTTTATAGATAACAGTAAAGAAAGTGGTATCCCCTTTTATACAAATAACTTTAAAGGAAAACTTAACAGTTTAAAAAGGCTTACAGATGACCATGGATACTTAGATGCTAATTTGGCAGTAAAGATTGTAAAACAGACCATTGATAAAGGCTGGAATGATTTTTACCAGTTAAAATCAGATGGAGGTAGTAATAAGAAACAACCTGCAACTGATATGGGGTATGTATCGGAAAGGGCAGATAAGAATGCAAAAGTGTATGAGAAATTCTGATTGTTGGTATGTTAATAACTGTAAGGATAACTGTGATTTATGCACAGTTTATACTCAAATGAAATGGCAGATGAAGAATAGTGGATTGCCTGAAGCTAAACAGAAACCAATAACGCTGGAAATCACAGATAATAATAATATTGATCTTAAGGCATTTCGTAGATTATCAGATATTAGAAAAGATATTGTGAATTTTGTAGAACAGGGAAAGAATCTGTATATCTGTAGTGAGTATAGTGGGAATGGAAAAACCAGTTGGGCGATTAAGATGCTACATACTTATTTCCATTATAAGGCTGTAGGTAGTTATGAAACCCTGAGGGGGATGTTTGTATCTGTACCCAAGTTACTCTTACAATTAAAGGATTTTAATGACCCAGTACCAAAGAGTTATAAGGATAATCTGGAAAAGGTTGATTTGGTTATCTGGGATGATATTGCTGTATCTGGCATATCCCAATATGATTACACCCAGTTATTTACATTAGTGGATGAAAGAATGTTGGCGGAAAAGGCGAATATATTTACCTCTAATGTGGTAGGGGAACAAGAATTAAGCAAAATATTTGGTAATAGGCTAACAAGTAGAATATATTACTCCAGCGAGATTATAGAACTGAAGGGGAAGGATATGAGATAATGGTTGCATTACAGATTCTTTGTAAGTGCCTTGCTACAGGTAATATTGATATCATTGAGGATAATCAATTAACACAGGAACATTTTAACGGATACGAGGATGAATTTAATTTTGTTGTAGATCATTTTAAGGAATACGGAAATACACCTGACAAGGCCACATTCCTTTCAAAATTTCCAGATGATGAATTGGTAGAGGTAACGGAAAGTGACCGTTATCTGGTGGAAACAATAAGAGAGGAATATCTGTATTTCAAATCTGTACCAGTGGTACAAAAGATTGCCCAGTTGCTTAAAACGGATGCAAATGCCGCCGCAGAATATATGATACAGGCAACAAGGGAATTACAACCTAATTATGATTTAGGTGGCACAGATATTGTATCTCAGGCTATAGACCGTTATAATGAATTTGTTGACCGTAAAGAACATCAGGAAGAATGGTTTTTTACAACTGGATTTCCTGAGTTGGATGATGTGTTACATGGAATACAAAGGAAAGAGGAATTTATTGTACTGTTTGCCCGCACAAATCAGGGTAAATCATGGGTACTGGAAAAGATATGTACTCATATATGGGAAATAGGGTTTAATGTGGGGTATATAAGCCCAGAAATGGGTGCTAGCAGTGTTGGATATAGATTTGATACACTACATAAACAATTCAGTAATAGGGCGCTTGTATGGGGTCAGGATGAAATAAAGAATGACGATTATAAGCAATATATTGATGAATTAACCCAGCGTAAGAATAAGTTTATTGTGGCTACTCCGTCTGATTTTGACCAAAAGATTACAGCCACCAAGTTACGCAAATGGACAAAGAAATATAATTTACAGGCAATTGCGGTAGATGGTATTACTTATCTTTCAGATGAGCGGTATAAGCGTGGTGATAGTAAGACAATATCACTTACCAATATTAGTGAGGATTTAATGAACCTTTCTATGGAAGTAGGTGTACCAGTATTAGCAGTAGTACAGGCAAATAGAGGAGGAGTAGTTGGAACGGATTCAGAAGATTTACCTGAATTGGAAAGTATTAGGGATAGTGATGGATTAAGTTTTAATGCAAGTAAAGTAATCGCTCTCCGCCAGAATAAGAATGGTGATTTACTTATGCAGATTAAAAAGAACAGGAATGGATTTGTCGGTAAGAAACTTGCTTATAAATGGAGTCCTAATATTGGTGAGTTTATCAATATCCCCATGAACGATGATACAGAAGAAAGAAGGCCGGCAGATAGGGATAATAAGAAACCCCATAGGAAACAGGAAAACACAGCAAAGGAGGATGTATTCTAGTGAGAATAGGGTTAATTGATGTTGACGGTCATAATTACCCGAATTTACCCTTGATGAAGTTATCTGCGTGGCATAAATCAAAAGGGGATAGCGTGGAATGGTACACTCCAATTAAGGGTCATTTTGATAAAGTTTATATGAGTAAGGTGTTTAGTTTTACACCTGATTATAGATATAAAGTTAATGCAGATGTTATTGAAAAAGGAGGTAGTGGCTACTGTATTTCCATTGATAAGAACGGAAAAGAAGTGTTTGACAAAAGTAAAGATAAGCAATTACCCTATGAAATAGAGCATATATATCCCGATTATTCACTATATCCCGAACAAACTAAGAATACTGCGTATGGGTTTTTGACACGTGGATGCCCTCGTGGCTGTGATTTTTGTATAGTAAAAGAAAAAGAGGGACAGTGTAGTATTAAGGTCGCTGATTTGTCTGAGTTTTGGAAAGGACAAAAAAATATAGTGTTATGTGACCCAAATTTAATTGCCTGTAAAGAGTGGAAGGATTTATTGCAACAACTCATTGACAGTGGGGCTACTGTGGATATTAACCAAGGCGTTGATATTAGGATGATGACCGAAGAAAAAGCTAAAATGATAAAACAGTTGAAGATTAAAAATATTCATTTTGCTTGGGACAGATATGAAGATAAAGAAGTTATAGTTCCTAAGTTTAAAATGTTTCAGGAAATAACTGGTTGGGATTTTCATAAAATGACTGTTTATGTTTTAACTAATTTTAATACTACCTTTGAACAAGATTTAGAGCGTATTTATACGTTGCGAGAAATGAATTATATGCCATATGTCATGATCTATGAAAAATACAGACTTCCCACAGGGAGTAAACTTAAATTGCTACAAAAATGGGTAAATAGTAAAGTAGGAATTATGTCATGCCCCAGATTTGAAGATTTTAAGCCACATGAAAAATCAAATCAAGTAAAAAGGAGGTTATTCTAATGGGTTTTGCATGGAGTCATACTACATACGCAAGATGGCATGGAATGATATTTAACTTTGAGTGGAAAAGGGATTTAGAGTACTTTTTAGATCATGCCAAAGGGGCAAAAAGGATTTACGCAGTAGAGGCGTATGCAGAAATGGTTAATAATCATGTTGATGTTATTAAGGTTAATGCAAGTTGTAGATGTGGTGGGAATAGTTCACGAAAGAAGGAAGTGAATAATTGGTATGCTAATAAACGAGCGACAGTTTAATTGTGACTTATCGGATATAATAACAGAATTACAGAATCAGTTAAATATAAATGGTATCCAGTTGTTGCAAAAAACAAGAAATACTCCAAAGGATATCATGGTACAATGCCCCTATCATGGTGGAGGACAGGAAAGAAAACCTAGTGCTGGTATAAGTAAGAAGGATGGAATATTTCATTGTTTTGCTTGTAATGAAGCCCATACATTACCAGAGGTAATATCTTATTGTTTTGGGCATTATGAAGATGTTTTTGGTAGTTTTGGTTGGAAATGGTTGTGTAAGAATTTTGCAAGTGTGGAAGCGGAGGAAAGGAAAGATGTTGATTTGGACTTTAAGCGAAATACTAGACCTGATAGGGGTTCTAATTGTAATAGTGGTTATGGTATGGTTAGTGAGGAGGAATTGGAAAAATACAGATACACCCATCCATACTGGAAAAAGAGAGGAATAACGGATGAAAGAATCATTGAGTTGTTTGATCTTGGATATGACCGAAGTACAGATTGTATTACATTCCCTATCAGAGATTTCAAAGGGAATGTGTTGTTCGTCGCACGACGTTCTGTTAAGACTAAATTTTTTAACTATCCCACAGGAGCCGAAAAACCTCTATACGGATTATATGAATACCTCACGGATGTTCAAAAATCAATGGATGAATTACGAACAAAACGTTGTGGTAAAAGTTATTTCTTAAAAGTAGCAAATGAGGTAATTGTTTGTGAATCCATGTTGGATGCACTTACTGCTTGGCAGTATGGTAAGTATGCGGTAGCACTTAACGGATTAGGTAATGAACGTCAGTTTAAAGAGTTACGAGAATTGCCGTGTAGGAAACTAATATTAGCAACAGATAATGATGAGGCCGGTATGAAAGCTAGAAAAAGGATTAGGGAAAATGTACCCAATAAACTTATTACTGAATACATATTACCAGAGGGTAAAAAAGACCTGAACGAATTGAATTTACAGGAGTTTCAAGCACTGGAAGAAATTTTTTAAAAAAATTTAAAAAAGGGCTTGCATTTTTCTTAAACGTGTTATATTATGTTTATGTACCCAAGAGGTACGGAAAACTAAAAACTCACACAACTTAAGGAGGAACTAATTATGAAAACAAAGTATCAGAACAAGCAGAATGGCAAGGTAATGGAGATCATCAAGGAAGATGAGAAGGCAGCTACATTTACAATCAGATTTGTAGAAGATGGTAGCACCAAGGTTATCTCACTTGGAACACTTAAGCGCTGGTATAAAGCACTTGACGCTGTAGCCCCTGAGCAGATTCCCGATGAGGTATATGTAGCAGAGGTTATGGAGCAGAAGCAGGAACTTGGCATTGAATGCCCTCCCATTACTGAGTTTGAAATCGTGGAAGATACCACCTGTGGTGATGGAACACCTTTAGTAGAGGTTGGTAAGGAGATCGCTGAACAGGCTAAGGAAAAGGCAAAGAAAGCCAGCAAGAAGGAAAAGGCTACACCTCGTAAGAAGAGCGAAACTCAGGGTTATGTGGAAGAATCCAAGAACTATATATTTGGTTTAATCCCTGAGGAAGATACAATCTTTGTACCCGATGCCGATATCAAGTTTAGATCATTTAAGTATGATGGACATATGTATAGCAAGTTTAACTGGAGTAAGAACTCAATCACTTTACAGGTTAAATCAAGCGCACTGGACTTTGATAAGGTTAGAAAGCCTGATAAGACGGCGAACCACATGTTTGATGCGGTTTACAGATTCGAGAATGAATTAACCGATCAGGACAAGGAACTGATTAGGGTATTACTTGAATCAGCAAGAGCCCAGAGAATGGCTAAGAAGGTTAAAACCACTAAGTAATTAGAGGTTTTAGGTAGTGGCTGGGGATAACCACTTAAAAACCCCAATTTTATACTATATTACAACTCATAAGGAGGAAAAAATTTATGGCAAGATTTACAGCAGATCAGGCAGAAAACTATGGTGGACAGGGAGGTGGAGGATTCTTTTCTATCCAGAACGACAAGCAGGTTAAACAGGTGAGGTTTATGTACGACAAAGTAGAAGATATTGAGGGAATGTCAGTACATAAAGTTGAGGTTAATGGCAAGGATAGATACGTTAACTGCCTCAGGGAGTATAATGAACCCATTGATAAATGCCCCTTCTGCAGAGAAAAGTATCCAGTACAGGCGAGACTGTTTATTCCTGTATATAACATTGATGATGAAGCAGTTCAGATTTGGGATAGGGGTAAGACCATGTTCCAGAAGATGACCAGTTTATGTAGCCGATATGCAACCAAGAACAATCTGGTTAATAATATCTTTGAAATCGAGCGTAATGGTAAGCCCAAGGATACCAAGACCAATTATGAGATTTATCAGATTGATAAGGATGATACAGAAATTGAAGATTTGGGCGAGTTACCTAAAATCCTTGGTGGTTTTGTACTGGATAAGACAGCTGATGATATGGAATACTTTATCGATGAAAAGGAATTTCCACCTACAGATGATGATGAAAAGGAAGAAGAGCCTGTAAGGCGCAGGGATTCCAGAGAATCCAGACCTGTTAGAGATACAGGTAGAAGGACACCTGCTAACAGGGGCAGGAATAATGACGAAGACAAGTTCTAATCCCTTTCATTAATAATCTCATACGTTCTGTGGTGGCGGAATAGGTAGACGCTAGATAGTAACAAGGCATATCAAGTCAAGTATGTGTCATGTAAGGTGCAAATCCTTACCCACAGAATCATTTATAACAGGGAGGAATTTATATATGCCATTATTTGAAGTACCTAAAAGAAACATAAGCAAATCTCAAGATAAATCAGTTCTATTAAAAACCCAGAAAACAGTATCAGTAGTACCTACTTTAAAGGGTGGAGTGGATATACTTAGCAGGATTAACCAAATTAAGGCAGTAGTAGAGGTTAATCTGGGCAAGTATAGGGATGAATACCAGTTAATCCGAGATGAAGAGGTGTTACACGATTTTATTACTGAATGTATCGGAAATGGGTATATCAGCATTGATACAGAGACAGATGGGTTAGACCCACTTAGAAATACGATTGCGGGTATTTGCCCCTATACATACGGACAAAAGGGTTCATATATTCCACTTAATCATATTAGTTATATTACAGGCGCTAAATCAAAGGGGCAGTTGCCTATTGATTTTGTTAAATCTGAATTTAAGAGATTGCTGGAAAAGAAGCCTGAAATAGATATGTTTAATGCCTCGTTTGATATTAGGTTTTTAAGAGTTATGGGATTAGATGATATCTATTGTACATGGGATGGATATTTAGCCAGTAGGATACTTAACGAAAATGAGGAACACAAAAACCTGAAACAATTACATAATAAGTATTGCTTACAGGGAAAGGGCGACGCGTTTAGGTTTGATGATCTTTTTAGAGGAATACCATTTACATATATCCCGCCTGATGTGGGATTTTTATATGCGGCACATGACCCTGTTATAACCACTGAATTATGTAATTACCAGCGAGAACACTTGCGGGAAGATTCTGATAGGGAAGATATCAGGAATATGTACTGGGTATTTAAGAATATCGAAATGCCCTGTATAAAGGTTGTATCTGATATGGAAGATACTGGGGTATTATTTGATAAGGGTTATGCACAAGAGTTATCTGTAAAATACACCCAGTTACTTAAGGAAAAAGAAGAACAGTTTTATAAGGTTTGTGATGATTTTGGGGAACAGTTGGATAAGTACAGAACAATGAAAGGTGCTAGTAATAAACTGGAATATCCAATTAACATAGGTTCGGCTTCCCAGATAGCAATAGTGCTGTATGATATACTAATGCTGGAATGTCCAGATAAAAAGAATCCAAGAGCTACAGGTGAAGAGGCCCTAAGTAAAATAGATCATCCGATTGCTAAGGCAATTTTGGAATATCGTGAGGTAAAGAAATTACTTACTACTTACATTGATAAGTTACCCGAGTGTGTTAATCCTAAAGACGGAAGAATACACTGTAAATTCAATCAGTATGGTGCGGATACAGGTAGGTTTAGCTCACAAGACCCTAATCTTCAGAACATTCCTTCCCACAATAAGGATATAAGAAAAATGTTCGTGGCAAGTGATGGTTATGTGCTTATGAGTAGTGATTTTTCCCAGCAAGAACCTAAGTGTTTAGCCGCTTTGTGTAGGAAGCATGGGGATTCCCAGATGTATGATACATTTATGGTAGGGAAAGACCTATATTCAGAAATAGCCAGCAAGGCATTTAATAAACCTTATGAGGAGTGTAGGGAATTTGATGATAAGGGAAATAAAAACCCTAAAGAATATAAGGAACGCAGGTCACAGGCGAAGGGTATTTTGTTAGGTGTATTGTATGGTAGAGGGGAAAATAGTATAGCTGAAGAGTTAGGTTGTACCTCTAAAAAGGCACATGATATAAAGGAAAGTGTATTTAGGGGATTCCCAGCAATAAGGGAATTTGAACAGGATAGTTTAAGAATGGCTGAGGAATTGGGGTATGTAACTACTGTATGTGGTAGAAAGCGCAGACTGCCGGCCTTACAGTTACCTGAATATGAATTTGTATGGAAGGATGGCGCTCCACCTGATGATGATTTACTGGATTTTACTGGAATGAATGAACCAGTATCACAGGAAGTGCCAGAAGATATTCAGGATTATTATTATAATAAACTGGTTAATTGCTACTGGAAAGATAAACAAAAGATAAAAGATAAGGCAAAAGAAGAAGGTATTCTGGTAATTGATAATGGAGCGAAGATTGCAGACGCTCAGCGCCAGTGTGTAAATGCTAGAATACAGGGTAGT